CTAGTAAATCTATATTATCAAGAGGTAGTGAATACATTAATAAAAAAACTGCTCTACAAAAAGAGGCTAAAGTTTTAAATACAGATTCTAAATCATTATTAACTGGTGGCGAAAAATTAATTAATGATTTTATTAAATCAGCAAAAGTATTAGGAGTAAATGTAAATTCAGTAAAAGAGGTACAAATGGCTATAGATGCTATTGGAGCCTTAGATACTGTAGTAAAACAAACACAACCTTTTTAGTAAGTAAATAAATTAATAAATATATGGAATACAAGAACAAGTTAAACAAGATTAAATCTGTTCTTTCTATGGATGTAAAACTTGCACAAATGAAGTTAGAAGACGGTATTACCGTTATCGAAGCTGAAGAGTTTGAGCCGGATTACTCGGTAGGAATTGTAACAGAGGACGGTATTGTACCTATGCCAGTAGGCGAGTACAAGTTAGAAGACGGTAAAATCCTAGTGATAGCCGTAGAAGGTGTAATTGCTGAAATTAAAGAAGCAGAAGCAGAAGCAGAAGCTCCAGAAGTAGAAGTAGAAGAAGCGCCGGAGGAAGTTATTGAGCCTGAAATGTCTCAAGAAGCTCCAAAAGCAAAGCGTATTGTAGAATCGGTATCTAAAGAAACTTTCTTTGCGGAAATCGAAAAATTACGCCAAGAGTTTTCTTTGATTAAGCAAGAGAACGAAGCTTTAAAAGCGGAAAACGAATCTTTAAAAGTTGAGATGTCATCTATCGAAGAAGGCGCACAACCTTTAGCTCACAATCCGGAAGCGGGAGTTGCTCCAAAACACTTTAGAATTAGTAAAAACAAAACTGCTTCTATTGAAGATGCGGTATTTAACAGAATCTTTTCAAAATAATTAACAAACAAATTTAAAAAATGGCTACTACAACCAGTATTACAACAACTTATGCAGGTGAGTTTAAAAATCAAATCATCTCTGCAGCTCTTTTATCTTCTCCTACTATCGATGCGGGTGGCATCATGGTTAAACCGGGTATCAAGTACAAAGAAGTTATCAAGAAAATTTCTACAGATGCAATCTTAAAGAATGCAACTTGTGATTTTGATGCTACTTCTACTATTACTTTGGTTGAGCGTATTTTACAACCTGAGGAATTTCAAGTAAATTTACAACTTTGCAAAAAAGATTTCCACTCGGACTGGCTTTCTGCACAACAAGGTTACTCGGCATTTGATACTTTACCAACTTCATTAGCTGATTTCTTAGTAGCTCACGTTGCTGCAAAAGTTGCTGCTAAGAACGAGACTAACATTTGGTCGGGTGTAACTGCTAACGCAGGCGAGTTTGATGGCTTCGCTACTTTGTTAGCTGCGGATGCTTCTTTACCGGCTGCTCAAGAGGTTGCAGGAACTACGGTTACCGCTTCTAACGTTGTTGCTGAATTAGGAAAAATCGTTGATGCTATTCCTGCTACTCTTTACGGAAATGACGGTTTACATATCTACGTATCTCAAAACATCGCTCGTGCTTACGTTCGTGCTTTGGGCGGTTTCGCTGCATCAGGCTTAGGAGCTAACGGTACAAACTCATTGGGTACTCAATGGTACAACAATGGCTCTTTATCATTTGACGGAGTAAAAATCTTTGTAGCAAATGGTTTAGGTGCTAACAAAGCGGTAGCTACTACAAAAGACAACTTGTACTTCGGTACTGGTGTTCTTGCTGACATGGATGCTTCTTCGGTAAAAGTTATCGATATGGCAGACATTGACGGTAGCGAAAATGTACGTGTAGTAATGCGTATGACTGCGGGTGTTCAATATGGAGCGGTAGAAGATATCGTTACTTACGGAATTACTAACTCGGCTAACTAATTAGCTTCAAATAGCACCTCGTTAATTCGGGGTGCTTATTTTTCACTTTTTTAATTAATCAATATGTCTTGTGATATTTCTTTAGGTAGAATTGAGCCATGCAAAACAAGTAACGGTGGTTTAAAAGCCGTTTACTTTGTTAATTGGAACGATGCAACGGGAGTTACTTACGATGTTACAAATACGGATGCAATCTCAGCGGTTGCAGGAACACCGGTAGCATACAAGTACGACTTAAAGGGTAATAGCTCTTTTGAGCAAACTATTACTTCTTCTCGTGAGAACGGCACTACGTTCTTCGAGCAAACTTTAAACTTAACATTAAAAAAATTGTCTATTGTAGACCATAAGCAAATTAAGCTTTTGTCTTACGGACGTCCACAAGTTATCGTAGAAGATAGAAATGGAAACTTATTCTATTGCGGACTTCAGCACGGTATGGAAGTATCTGGCGGTACTATCGTTACTGGGGCTGCAATGGGAGATTTAAGCGGTTACACTCTTGTTCTTTCGGGTCAAGAGCCGGTACCGGCTAACTTCTTAACTACTACTTTGGTAGCTGCGGGCTTTACCGTAACTCCGGGAGCTTAATTAGTTTTGTTGTTTGAGGTTTGAAATTGGGGGAGCAGATGTCTTCCCCTTTTTCGTTTTAAAAAACAAAACATATTAAAAAGCGTTTATAATGAAATGATAGTTTTAAGAGAATCTAATATAGCGCAAAGCGTAAGATTTGTTCCTACTCGTAGAAACGCTGGGAACAAGTTGTTTTTGCGTAATGAAACGACCAACGTAGAAGTAGAGTATGCTATTACTTGTACTCAAACTTCTTACTATCTAACTTTTAGTAAAATTTTAGTACTAGAAGAAGGGCATTTTTACACAATGACTATTAAGCAAGATTCCGAGTTAATCTTTAGAGATAAGGTTTTTTGCACGAATCAAACAATAGGAACGTATAGCGTTAATAAAGACGAGTACGTACAAAACGACCAAAATATAATTTTCTATGAGTAACGTTCACGTTTTTAACTTTGAATCTCATAAACCCCCACAATCCATAGAGTCTAATAAAGAAGCTTGGGTTAATTTTGGGGATGACAACGATTACTTTAAATACCTAATTGATAGATACAATAACTCTACTACAAACAATAGCGTTATTAACTCTATTAATAAGCTTATTTACGGTAGGGGCTTAGATGCTACGGATTCAAACAAGAAGCCAAACGAGTACGCTCAAATGAAAATGTTATTTCGCCCCGAGGTACTTAAATGCGTTATTACCGATTACAAATTACTAGGACAAGGATACTTTCAATTAATCTACAATAAAGCAAAGAATGCTATTGTAAGAGTTGAACACGTACCTTCTCAATTAATTAGAGCCGAGAAATGCAACGATAAGGGAGAAATTACCGCTTATTATTATTCCGATAATTGGCAAGACATTAAGAACTTTGTACCCAAGCGTATTGGAGCTTTTGGTTATGGCGATAAAACGTTAGAGATTCTTTGTGTACGTGATTATAGCGTAGGACAAAAGTATTACTCTAATGTCGATTATATCGGAGCTTTGCCTTATGCTAAGTTAGAAGAAGAGATTGCGGACTATTTAATTAACGATGTACAAAACGGCTTTTCTCCTACTAGCGTTATTAACTTTAACAACGGTATCCCGGACGAAGAGAAACAAGGGCTAATCGCTGCGGATGTAAAACGTAAACTATCCGGGTCAAGTGGTGCTAAAATTGTTGTAGCGTTCAATAGTGACGAGACAAAGAAAACGACAATTGATAGCGTACCGCTAAACGATGCACCGGCTCACTATACTTATTTAAGCGAAGAATCGAGAGGCAAGATTTTATTAGGTCACTCTATTACTTCCGGCTTGTTATTTGGTATCCCTTCTAACAACGGATTTAGCTCTAATGCCGATGAACTAAAGAACGCTTCTATCTTATTTGATAACATGACTATCCGACCTAAACAAGGAACGGTTTTAGATGCTATCGACAAGATTTTAGCTTACAATTCTATTAGCTTAAATCTTTACTTTAAGACTTTGCAACCGCTTGAGTTTATCGAACAAAATCCGATAATGAGTACCGAGCAAGTAGAAGAAGAGACCGGCTTAAAACTATCTTCTCAATTAGAAGAATTAGATGTAGAAGAATATAGTGCGGAACTTGACCCTAACGAATGGGAACTAATAGATAGTCGCCCGGTATCATACGAAGACGAACAACGCTTAGACGAAGAATTAGAGGCTTTAAATAACCCACAAAAATCGTTAATGTCTAAGATTTACGAGTTTGTTACTACCGGAGTAGCAAGACCCGATTTAAAATCTGACCAAGACGGAAAATTATTTGCATCTCGTTATAGATATAGTGGAGAAACTACCGAAAAATCTCGTGAGTTTTGCAAAAAGATGACTCAAGCAAATAAGCTATATCGTAAAGAAGATATAATGAAGATGAGCGAGAAGGCTAACACTAACCCCGGTTGGGGGCCAAGAGGTACAAACACTTACGACATTTTCTTATACAAAGGAGGCGGGGCTTGCCATCACTTTTGGACACGTGAAACTTATAGAAGATTCATAGACCCTAGAAGAAAAGGAGCGGAAGAGATTAGCTCGGCAGAGGCTAGAAAAGCTGGCGAAATCTTACCTACTCCATTTGCTAGTGGAGAGAAGAATGCAGCAAAGAATAATAGACTGGTATATCAAAAACCAATCAATATGCCAAACCAAGGATTTTTACCAAATAATAAGTAACAATGGCTCAAGCTTTATTTGTTTCGAGAGAGGATATCGTAAAGTTTACCGCATTAAACGGTAACGTAGATGTTGATAAATTTATTCAATGGGTTAAAGTAGCTCAAGATACTCATATACAAGGGTATCTAGGAACTAAGCTATTTAACAAAATTAACGATGGTATCGTAGCATCTAATTTAACTAGCCCATATACAATGCTTTTAAACGTGTATATTAA